GTCCGGTGCAGCCGTCGTGCTTGCAGTATTCCATGAATAAGCCCCCTGCCATGTGACAAGGGGCTTATCCCATTTTATGCGCTAGGTGTCAAGTCTAGCTTAGGCCGTGGTAAGGTCCGCTATGAGACCATGCGCGGCCTCGTTGGAGACCTCCAGACCGCCTTCCCAGATCAGCATCGCCTTGGAGGCGTCGCCGGTCTTGGCGAGGTCGACCTTCTGGATCGGACGCAGGTTGCAGACCGCAGCCATCTCGGTGTCGAGAACCCAAGCGTCGCGAGCGCGCTGGAAGCGGTTCGGGACGACCGACAGGGTGCCGAAGTCCGACATATATACGTCGGCAGCGCCGATGATGGTGGTCGGGCCGTCAGCCGGAGCCATGTAGCGCTGGGCAGCGATACCAGCAAAGCCGGAGACCTTCTGCTTGTTGAACGCGCCGACCATGAGGACGGACGGGTTGCCGCCAGCCGTCCAAACGGACGACATGACCGACTTCAGCATATCCTCGGTGAAGGCGCGCTGGGTGCCGTCGGTGCGGGCGTCCGAGCCGTCGCCGGTCGGGGAAGCGCCGTCACCAGCGAGGTTGTCGTTGGTGGCGATCCAAGCGCCCAGACCAGCGGTCTCGGGAGCGGTGCCGGTGCCGCCAGCAACGCGAGCGTTGTTGTCGGTCAGGACGGCTTCGATGTCGCGCTTGAGTTCCTTGCCGCGCTTGGCGATTTGGTAGCTCAGTTCGGAATCGCGCCCTGCCTTGTCGACAGCCTCGAGGTTGTCGGCAACGATCACGGTGCGGCGCAGGATGTGGGTGTAGTTGCCCACGCGAGTGGTGGCCGAGGTCGAGTCAAACGACGAAACGTCATCGCCGGAGATGCGGGCGGTGGCGTCAGCGGCAGCGAGGCTATCCTTCTGCCACTCAAAGTAGGTGTTCGACACCGACTTCGAGCCGACATTCGACTGGAACGGGGTTTCTTCGGGCGAGATGTTCGCGATCACGTCGGAGAGCGACTCGCGGATGCCCTTCGCATCGAAATGCGTAAAGGTGTTGGTTACGATGGCCATGATGGCTCCTCACAGTTTCCCTGCGAGGAGCCTATGTCCTCACAGGAGGGTTTTGATTGCAGCCGCGGCGTCAGACACGCGGCCAGATTGCTTCAGGCGTTGCTGCGCCGTTTCAAATGCGCCCTTGGGCCGTGACTGTGTCCCGCGAGAGCCTGCCTTCATCACCTTCGGTCCAGACTTGTTCCCACCGGCTTGCGCCTTGCGAACATTTGTCTGACCGCGCTCGTAAAGCATTGCGTTGCGGGCCAGTGCCACCAGTGACGCGCTGTTGATTGCGTCAACGTCCTGCGTGGAGAACCCCTTACCCAGAAGAAACTCGCGAACCTCCTTGGCTTCCTTCGCCATCGTGTTCGTGTCCTTCCACGCGGGGATAAGCTCCGGCAGTCGCTGCTCTTCAGCGGCGCGATACCGTGCCATTTCCTCTTGAGCGCGGCTCTGCTGGATCGCTGCCAGTCGCTGCTGCTCCGCCTCGACAGCTTGAAGCTGTTGCTGGCGCATTTCAGCGGCCTTCTTCCACTGGCGTTCCAGTTTCATCGCCTCGGTGGGGTTCTGCTGATACAGGCTATCCCAGTCCGGCTCATTGCTGAGTTGCTGCTCAATCTGCTGCCGGAGTGCGGGCAGGAGTTGGGCATATTGGGCGCGTTCTGCGTCGATCTCAGCCTGATGCGCCTCAAACGCCTTGCGTCTTTCGGCCAGTTCTTGAGACTTCCGCGTGTAGTCCTGCTGCCGCGAATACCCGTTCAGAAGCTCATCTTCCGTGACCTCGATCTCTTGGCCGTTTATCTTCACTCGGAAGGTTCGGCCCTCTTCGGGTTGGAAGTCAGTTTCGTCTTCGTAGCCTTCGCCATCATCAGGCTCCTCGGCAGCTTCCGCCTCGACGGCTTCTTCTGCTTCGGGGTTGAGGTTTTCATCCTCGGACGCATCAGCGGCTGAAGCATTTTCCTCGGGGGAGGGTGCCATCATTGCCCTGATCTGTTCTTGTGCGCTCCGCAGGTCGGTCCCCATTGGGCTGCCGGTGTCTGCCATTGCTGGTCTCCATTATATGATTAGCCCTTGCGCTGTGCAACGGCTCCGCCATCAATCAGCGATTGCAGCTTGATGCGGAGCGCGTCCACGCCAGCCAGTCGGGCGTGGAGCATGATAAGCTCCGTTGTGTTTCCCGCATTTGCTGCTCGGAATGCCTCGAATATCTCGGCCTCCATTTCGACGAGGAAGCGGGATAAATCCCCGTCGTCCTTGAGGCGGGCCGCAGCCCGCGCATCTGCGATGATCTGGTCCGTAGTCTTACTGGCCACTCACGGCACCCTTGATCAGATCGGATTGAGCCTTGAACGTCTCGCGATCCAGCGCCGTCTCGCGCTTGATCTCCTCGACGCGGAGTTGGGTGCCATACTTGGCCTTGAACTCCTCGGCGGCGACGTAGAGGTCCATCTCCATCTTGTCGCGGGAGAGGTTGTCCTCCATCATCATCTTCTCGCGCTGAATCTGAAGCTCTGCGGCTTTCTTCTGCATATCCGCCTGTATCTGCTGGATTTGCAGGGCGATCAGTTGCTCGTTGATGTCGGGCTGCTTCGGCTCCTGCGGCGGCGACTGGAATTGCGCCGGATCGCTCCAGAAGCGGTCAGCGTCCTTGAAGCCCGCGAGCTTCGTCATCTCGGTGAGCGTATTGTAGAGCTTGCCCATATCGGTCAGCGGATTGACCGGACCCATCGTGGCTATAGCCTCCTTCTGCATCTCGCCGATCTGGCGCAGCATCATCATGCGCTCATTGTCGCTGCCACGGCCAAGGGCCACGTTGATGCTCACGTCCATCGTGGCGTCCCACCAGCGCGGGTCGATGGGCACAAACTCATTGCGAAGCCGAACCATGCGCGGCTGGTCCTGATGCTTGCACACGAGGCGCAGGATACCACGGAACAGGTCGCGCATACCCGTCTCTGCGAAGATGCGGGCGATCATCTCAATGTGCTGCGCGGCGGCGTTGACGGTCGCGTTGACGGCGGAGGCTGTCGACGACTGCAATGCGTCAGCGTCCAAGCCCGCAGCGGCCTTCGAGATGCCGGTGCGCGACTGCTTGGTCTCGTCCATGTATTGCAGCACGGGGAACGCCTGCTGGCCGACAAACGGCATGGCAATCGGCTGCACCTGACCGGCGGAGCGCTGGCGGATGATGCCACCGACCTCGGTGTTCATCACGTCCTGCAAGTTGACCTGACCCTCGGTGATCGCAATGCGGGGGTGGATCGCCATCGCCAAGCTGTCGAGGGTGTTCCGCATGATCACGGACTTGATGCGCTGGATGTCCATGACGACATCAGCGGACGAGATGCCGAAGAACTCGTGTGGCTCGGGGTCGGGCGTGAACGACGCAAACGGCGCGAAGTCGCAAGCCTCGTCCATCAGTATCTTGTAGCCGCTACCAGCCACGCAGACCTTGCGAAGCTCGGCGATGCCGTCGCCGTCACGGTCGACCCGTATATACGCCTCAATATACGTCACCTTCCGCATGGCGCTGTCCTTGCGGTCGGCGGTGCGGCTGGTCAGCGCCGGATTGCGCGTGTAGCGCTCGACGTTCAGGTCCATCTTGTCGGTGTCGGAGGCAAGCCCCTCCACCTCGTCGGCATCGTAGCCCATCGCGATCAGGTCGGACACGGTCACGACACGGCGGTGGCCCACGAAGTCGGCGCTCTTGATGTTCTTGGCGCGGCGGTCGATGAGGAACTCCTCCGGCGGCACGGCCTCAACCTTCACGCGGCCATTGGAGCGGCGGTGGGTGGCGACGACATCGTGCAGGAGCGGCGGCTCCATGCCCATCATCGCCATCTCCTGCGTCTGCTCCATCGCGGGGTAGCTCTCGACGACATCCAGCGACACGTCGGGATCGGCGGAGAGCATGGCCAGAGCGGCGTCGTCGAGGCCGGTCATCTCGGAGGTGCTGGTCTCGACGGCCTCGTCCCAGTAGAACTTGAGGATGCCGTTCTTGCGGATCAGCGCGTCCTTGAAGGCCGAGTGAAGCTCCAAGAAGCCGTTATTGTCGCTGTGGAAGATGTAGTTGACGTATTCGGTCGCCTGCATGGCGTTGGGAACGTCCTCGGCGCTGCGGGGCGCGAACTCAACGGTCTCGTCGGACGACGTGAACACCCGCATGAGCGACGGCATGATGGCCTGCACGGTATCCCGCACATCCATGCTGACCACTTGGCTGCGGCCATCCTCCTCGTCGCCGTATGGCTCGCCACGGTAATATTCTGTCGCCCGAGCGCGGACTGGCGAAACAATGTTGTCGATGAAGTCGACGGCATCGTCGATCTCGTTGCGGAGGATGCCTTGCAGCTTCTCATCGCTCATCCACTCGGGATTGATGAGTTCCTGCACCTCGTTGGTCAGTTCGCTTGTTTCGTAGTCCATGTTATTGCTCCATAGGGGAGAGAAGGCCAGACGACTGCGGCTGCGCCCCCTGCGCCATTGCCTGCTCCACGTCCATTGTGGAAACACCTAGCATAGCCGCAGCGCCGGCAATGCCGTATTTTCGAACAATGTTGATGAGGTTCTCATCAAAAACGACGTAGTTGCGGGAGCCATCTCCAGCGCCCCGCGAGCCTGCGTCGAGGTAGCGGATGCCGGCGATGCCTGCTTCACGCATTGTTTCGGATGCCCTTGCGGCGTCCTTGCTGCCGATGCCACCCATCACCTCTCGAATGATGTCGTTACCATCTGGCATGGGCTGACCCATTTGCTGGCGCATATAGCCAAAGTCCTCAATGCGCTTGCGAAGCGCGGGGTCCACAGCATCGAAGCGCGCAGCAAATCGCTCCACATCATCAGCAGACGCGAACGGCTTATCCCAATCAAGGAAGTCCTCTGGGTTGGCGTTGATGTTGACTTCGTACATGCGGCCAGCATTAAACTCGCCAGTTTCCTTGAACGCTCTAAGCTGTGCAATTTTATCCTGCTGAATTTGGCGTTGCGCGGCGAACCGGCGCTCATCCCCACCAAAATCTCCGGCAGCAGCACGTTCGTCAAGTCGCCGCAATTTTGCTTCTGTCTCTGAGATCGCCCTATCAACATCGCCACCAGCAGCCTCAAGCGTCCTTCGCGCTGCCGCAGCGTTCCCCTGTGAAAGCTGGTCCCGATACCCACGCGCCACAGGCTCCGCCTCGGCAGCGTAAAGCCCATACCCGTAAGCCTGCGCACCCTCGCCAGTGCCGATCTTGTCCATCCTCATTCGGCCCATAGGGAAGTCCCGCAACACCTCTGCGCCAGCAGGAACATCAGGCAGAACGTCTGGGCGTCCGACGATGTATTCTGTGCGGCCATCAGGATAGCGCACAAGCCGCTCTGCGTTGAAGTCGTGCGGCGACCCTTGATAGGCCAAAATGCCACGCGGCTCATCTGCCCTAACTGGAGGGGCAACATCAGCTTGGCCGGAAGTGCCGGCAATCGTCTCCATTAGTGTTTGCCGCACTGGTTGACTTGCAAGCCTGCCAGCGACAGCAGGAGCCGCAGCGGTGATCGTGCCAATGCCAGCGTTCAAAGCTGCCTGAATACGGTCCTGCTTGGACCGCGTGGGATCAAAGGCAACGACAGTGTTAGCGCCTGCCTCGCCAATCTGGTCAATCGGGTTCAGTAAGGCATTTGCGGATGACAGCCTGTTGGGAATGCCAGTCGGGCCGAGGTAATAATTCAGCAGCCCCCCAAGCCTATCATTCAGGTCTCGGGTGCGCTGCTGCCGCGTGGCGTAGTCAGCCGTCAGGAAGTCCCAAATCCCCATTACCACTTCACCTTATCTGCCCAAAACGCTGCGGACATTAGAACGTATATGTCCCGACTACAGGGTAGCCGTAGCCGCCGCCGCCCGTGCCGGTGCCGCGAATGTTGCCAGAATACGGGGCCAGCGGGTTGTGACCCCACGGCACACCGCCCGTCGGGGTGACAACGGGCAGCGTGCTTGGCTTGATCTGGCTCGTGTAGTCGGGGCCGGTCATGTAGCTGTCGTAGATGCCGCCGACAATCTGAGAAGTCGGGCTACCCAGAGACAGCGGAGACGTGAACATCCCTTGTGGCGCGGTCGGCACGGCAGTGCCAAGTGGATACCCCATAGTGGCTGGGCGACGCAGCATACGCTCGGTCATAATCTCCTGCGGGTTGTTCATGCCGATACCGATGGGCCGAGCCTGCGGTCGCGTGGGGCCGGACGGCTGCGACACCGGCGTCGGACGCGCCACAGGCCGAGACGCCGCGAGCCGCTCCTGATAGCCAAGGGGCCGGATACCGAGGGCATTGGCGATGTCAGCCAAGAGGCCGCCCTCAAACTGCTGGCCCGCACGGCCACGGCCACCGCCGTCGAGCATATCGCGGAGGGCGCTGACGCGCTGATCGCCCTCGCCGTAGCCCCAGCCGCCACGCTGGCCGCCCTGACGCCGGTCGAGGACGCCGCCAATCATTGCGGCGGGGCCGCCACGGGTGGGCTGCTCGGTGAAGGCGCGTGACTGGCGATATTGCTGCTCGCGCCCTGCGCCCTGCGTCCGGCCAAGTGTCTGCGCGGTGCGCTCATAGTAGCTCGCGTCGCGATCCTTGAGGCCAAGCCCCATCGCCAAGTCGCTAAATAGCCCCATTACTTCTTCCCCTTCTTGCGCGACTTGCCAGCCTTGGACATGGCAATCGCAAC